GGTAAATACTACAGTTAGCAGAATGCTTGCTGTACATGAAGAACGAATTACTAAACAAGAAGAGGTTGACTCTATACTCTTTGCAAAGATTGACAAACTCCGTGATAAAATGGACTCAGATCATGACCGTGTGTTGTCAAGATTACGTGGACTAGAGAAGAGAGTATGGATGGCAGTTGGTGGTCTTGCTGTGATGACTTTCATCTTTAACAATAATGGAATTGTAAGTAAGATATTGACACCAGCACCAGAACCACTTACAATGCAGAGAGGTGTTGATAGTTAATTGAATGGACTTCATTGATATTAAATATATCAATCTTATATCATCTAGATTCCCAAAGTTTAAAAAGGTAAAACCACATCTTTATAATTTTAGGTGTCCTATATGTGGTGACTCACAGAAAAATAAGAATAAGGCACGTGGTTATCTTTATAGGATAAAGAATAACACAAACTTTAAGTGTCATAATTGTGGTGTCAACATGTCATTTAATAACTTTTTAAAACAGATTGACCCTCAAAATCACAAGCACTATGTCTTTGAGAAATATAAGGATGGACATGCTGGAAAGAACTTTCAGACAGAGGAACCTGAGGATATATTTAAAAAACTATCAACAAAACCTGTATTTAAGAAAGCAGTGATTGACTTACCCTCAGCATATTCTGTAGATGTATCAAAGAGATACCTTGAATCAAGAGCAATCTTTGAGGGTAAGTTTTATTATGCTGAAAACTTTCAAGAGTTTGTTAACACAATTAAACCTCATTCATTTGAAGATACTACATATGGTGAGGAGAGGATTGTTATTCCTCTTGTTAGGGATGGAAAACTTATTGGGGTTCAAGGAAGAGCACTCTCTTCAAACCCTATTAAATACTTAACCATCATGTTAGATGAAGATGCCCCAAAAATTTATGGACTTGACACAATTGACACGAAAAACACAGTTTATATCACAGAAGGACCATTTGACTCAACATTCTTGGCAAATTCAATTGCTATGTGTGGAGCTGATCTTGTTCAGCGTGATTGGGGTATTGGCGATTGCTGCTGGGTATTTGATAACGAACCCCGTAATAGAGAAATTACAAGGAGAATCAGTGGTGCCATTGACAGAGGTGAAAAGGTAGTTATCTGGCCAAGTAATATTATAGAGAAGGACATTAATGATATGGTCCTTGCTGGACATAAAGTTCAGAATCTAGTACAATCAAACACATATAGTGGTTTACAAGCAAAACTTAAATTCAACACCTGGAAAAAGATATGAGTAATGGCACTAAAGTAAAAAAGAGGGATGGAAGAATTGAACCTCTTGATCTGGATAAGATGCACTTGATGGTTGAAGAGGCAACCACAGGTCTTGCAGGTGTCTCTGCTAGTCAAGTTGAGATGACTTCTGGTATTCAATTTTATGATGGAATTACCACAGCAGAAATTCAAGAAATCCTCATTAAGAGTGCTTCTGACCTAATTGATCTAGACCATCCTAACTATCAGTTTGTTGCTGCTAGACTGCTTCTCTTTGCCATCAGAAAGCAGATGTATGGTAGAATGAGAACTCTACCCTCTTTGATTGATCATATCACTGAGAGAGCATATCAAGATGTATATGATAAAGATATCTTTCTTAAGTATTCCACTGAAGAGATTCAAAAAGCAGAAACTTTTATTGACCATGATAGAGACTTCTTGTTCACATATGCTGGTCTAAGGCAAGTAGTTGATAAATATCTTGTCCAGGATAGGAGTAATGGCAAGGTGTATGAAACACCTCAGTTCATGTACATAATGATTGCTCTGACAATTTTCAGAGACTATCCAAAAGCAACTAGAATGTCATACGTTAAGAGGTACTATGACGCCATCTCCAAACACAGACTCAACATCCCAACACCAATCATGGCAGGGGTCAGAACACCCTTGCGTCAATTTGCATCTTGTGTTCTCGTTGATGTTGATGACTCCCTCGATAGTATCTTTAGCAGTGATATGGCTATTGGCAGATACGTCGCACAGAGGGCTGGTATTGGCATCAATGCAGGTAGAATCCGTGGTATCAACGCTAAAATCAGAGGTGGAGAGGTACAACACACAGGTGTGGTCCCCTTCCTTAAAAAGTTTGAATCAACTGTCAGATGCTGCACTCAAAACGGCATCAGAGGTGGTTCTGCTACAGTTCACTTTCCTATCTGGCACCAAGAAATAGAAGACATTCTTGTTCTTAAGAACAACAAAGGAACAGAAGATAATAGGGTGAGGAAACTTGATTATTCAATCCAACTCTCCAAACTTTTTTATGAAAGATTTATTCAAAATGGAGAAATTACCTTATTCAGTCCTCATGATGTGCCTGGGCTCTATAATTCTTTTGGCACTGATAGGTTCGATGAGCTTTATATACAGTATGAAAAAGATTCAAGTGTACCAAGAAAAACTGTGGGAGCTCAGGAACTCATTCTTAATTTATTGAAAGAGAGAGCAGAGACTGGTCGTATTTACATCATGAATATTGACCACTGCAATACTCATTCTTCATTTAAAGATAAGGTTGAGATGAGTAACTTGTGTCAGGAGATTACACTACCTACTTACCCTCTACAACATATTGATGATAGAACAGGTGAGATAGCATTATGTATTCTTTCTGCTGTCAATGTTGGTCAGATTAGATCTGATAAAGAGTTAGAAGATTTGTGTGACCTGGCAGTCAGAGGACTGGAAGAGTTGATTGATTATCAGGAGTACCCTGTCACTGCTGCTGAAGTTGCTACAAAGGCACGTAGGTCCCTTGGAATTGGGTTTATTGGACTTGCACATTACCTTGCCAAACTTGGATACTCCTATGGGTCTCAAGAGGCATGGAATGCTGTGCATGGACTGTCTGAGTCCTTCCAATATTATCTGTTGAAGTCTTCCAATCAACTTGCCAAAGAAAAAGGACATTGTGAATACTTTGGTAGAACAAAGTATGCTGATGGTATTCTTCCAATTGATACATACAAGAAGGACGTAGATGAAATCACATCAGAGGCACTGCAACATGATTGGGAAGGTCTTAGAGAATCTATCAACACCCATGGTCTTAGGCACTCAACACTGTCCGCACAGATGCCTTCAGAGAGCAGTTCCGTTGTGTCAAACGCAACAAATGGTATTGAACCACCTAGAGACTACCTGTCCATTAAAAAATCAAAGAAAGGACCTCTTAAGCAGATTGTTCCCTCCTACACCACTCTGAAAAATAATTACACACTGTTGTGGGAAATGAGTGACAACACAGGTTACATTAATATTGTATCTGTGATGCAAAAGTTTTTTGACCAAGCAATTTCAGGCAATTGGTCCTATAATCCAGAGAACTACCCCAACAATGAGGTTCCTGTTTCTCAAATGGCAAATGATCTTCTTACTACATATAAGTATGGTTGGAAGACCTCATATTATCAAAATACACATGACATGAAGTCTGATGAGGTTGAGGAGGATAAGTCTCCAAATCTAAATAGTCTATTAAACGAACTAGAACAAGTAGAGGAGGGAGAGTGTGAATCCTGTGCAGTTTAAGGTAAGTTCAGTGAATAACACAATTCATGATAAAAAGGTAAGAGGAATGACTGTTTTTAACAGTAATCCTCATGACACTAAGAAGCAACCAATGTTCTTTGGACAACCACTTGGTGTTCAAAGATATGATTCATATAAGTATCCTGTTTTTGAGAAACTTACTACTCAACAATTAGGTTATTTTTGGAGACCAGAAGAGGTTTCACTGCAGAAAGATCGTGGAGATTATCAGACACTTCGTCCTGAACAAAAGCATATCTATACAAGCAACCTCAAGTACCAGATTATGCTTGACTCCATTCAAGGGCGTGGTCCTGGGATGGCTTTTATCCCTTACTGCAGCTTACCTGAACTAGAGGCATGTATGGAAGTGTGGGGATTTATGGAGATGATCCATAGTCGTTCATATACTTATATTATCAAAAATATCTATCCAGATCCATCAGAGGTTTTTGATAAGATTGTAACTGATGAAAGGATTCTAGATAGAGCAAAGAGTGTTACAGAGGCATATGATGCTTTCATTCAAGCAGCCCAACAGTATGGGACTGGTAATATGTGGGAAGAGGATTGGAAGGACTCTCCATCATCTACCTGGACCAAGAGAGATGTTAAAAGAAAGTTATACAGAGCTGTTGCTAATGTTAACATTCTTGAGGGTATTAGGTTCTATGTTAGTTTTGCTTGCAGTTTTGCATTTGGTGAACTCAAACTTATGGAGGGATCTGCAAAAATTATCTCATTGATTGCTAGAGATGAAAATCAGCACCTTGCTATCACTCAAAATATTCTGAACAAGTGGAAGCAGGGTGATGACCCTGAGATGGCAGAGATTGCTAAGGAAGAAGAAGAGAATGTTTATGCAATGTTTGAAAAGGCAGTGAATGAAGAAAGAAACTGGGCAGATTATCTGTTCAGAGATGGAAGTATGATTGGTCTTAATGATGCACTTCTCAAGAAGTATGTTGAGTGGACTGCTAACCGCAGAATGAAAGCACTAGGTCTCAAACCCATCTATGATATTGCCGCTAATGCAAATCCTCTTCCCTGGACACAGCATTGGATCTCTTCTAAGGGTCTTCAGGTTGCACCTCAAGAGACTGAAGTTGAATCTTATGTTGTTGGGGGGATTAAGCAAGATGTCAAAAAAGACACCTTCTCAGGATTTAAACTCTAGAATACAGGCAAAGATACAAGATGACTGGTGGTTTAATGAAACAGTGGCAGAAGACTGCTCTGGAAGAGAATCCTCAATTTACAGAAAAACAAAAATCAATTTTAAGACATGGACCTCATTTCTATCTTCCAGATGAGGTCATTTTCTTTCAAGAGATTAAAAAACTATATACAGGAGAATAACTTATTATGTGGAAGAATTTAAAGAATATTCAAATCCCTGGTTATATTTGGAGTCCCCTTTTAGTGGGAACGATGTTGGGGATTACTGGGGGTTTGTTTATAACATTACCAATCTCCAGAACCAACGACAATACATTGGGAGAAAGTATTTTTGGCAAAAACGAAAGCCTAGAGCTACAAATAAAGATAGAAAACGAAGGAGAGTTACATCTGAAAGCAACTGGCGCAACTACTATGGATCTTGTCCAGAGCTTAAGACTGATATTGCCAAATTCGGAAAAGAATCCTTTAGAAGGTCTATATTGAGTCTCCATACTACTGTAGGGAAGACCAACTATGAAGAGACAAGGCAGCTCTTCCTAAATAATGTCCTTATTGAGAGCTTGACAGATGGGACGCCTGCCTTTTATAATAGCAACATCCTTGGTCGTTATTACAGGAAGGACTATTTCACCTATGATTGCTAAAGCATTGATTTCACTTGGTTTTATGACTGC